TGTACTACTTCTGTGTGGCTCTTGCAGGCATTGTCGATGGGATTCTGCTTATGTCTGATGCGTGGTCATACGCTCACCTGCACGAGCTCCCATACGTGTCAATGTTGGTGACGCTACTTATCGTACATACGGAGTTCACGAGTATTTGGGAGAATAGTCCTAAAAACGTCACGCAGAGCATGGAGAAGAGTATGCGACGCTTCGTGAAGGGAGCTAATGCAATACGCAACAAGGACGTCGAAGAGATCCGAGACATCTTTGTCGAGCGAGTAAAGAGAGAAGAAGGAGAAGAGTAATACAGATACGACTATGAGCAAGTATTTCACCCTCGAGGAGCTGACACGAAGCCAAACGGCCGCGCTCCACGGATATGACAACACCCCCAACGCCACGCAGAAGCGAGACCTCCTGCGACTGATTGACTACCTCGACGGCATCCGCGAGGAGTTCGGCGAGCCTATCAAGGTAACATCGGGCTTCCGAAGTTGGGACGTAAACCACGCCGTCGGCGGAGTAAAGAACAGCCAGCACCTCGCAGGGCAGGCCGCTGACATCGTGCCAGCGAAGAGCCACGAGCGACTACGTGAGCTGTTCGATCTCATCCGCAAGCGTGGTGGCTTCCAGCAGGTCATCTTCGAGCGCAAGGGACAGAGCGTGTGGGTACACGTAGCAATACCCCCGCTGGGCGAAATGCCACGGCAGGAGGCGATGACGACGAACGACGGGAAGAACTTCACCCGACTAAAGTAACTAACACAGCGGGGCGGGCGGTAGAGGGGTGACCTCCCGTCCTGCTTCTAACCACCCCGACAACAAACGATATATGCGACCATTTGGAAGTAAGAGCGACGGCAAGGCGCTCCAGCTGGTGCAGAGAGGCACGGACAAGAGGATACCCGTGGAGCTGGTCAAACAGCCCTCGGGCGAAGTCCTTGACCCTGCGGAGCTGGAGGAGCTGAGTGTAAAGGTGGCGAGCGAGAGCGGAGATGGGTGCGTTCCCGTACCGCACGCCATTGAGGACAAGAAGCTGGTGGTAGAGGTCACGGCAGAGGTGACACGACAGCTGGGGCTTGGTGTGTACACGCTGACCGCAACGGGGCGCATCCCCGACGAAGCCTACGCCGACGGCTACCACGACTACGAGATAGTAGTAGACCTCTGCAAGGTGACGAAGTACGGGAGTAATGAGACGCCCGTCAAGGTCACTGCTAACGTGCTGGAGGGGCTGAAAGGCAAGGATGGAAAGAGCGCCTATGAGATAGCTGTGAAGCACGGGTACACGGGGACGGAGGAAGAATGGGCTAAGGGCTTAACGCCAAATGGCGGAGCAGGCGGAGGAGCTAACGGCAAGTCCGCCTACGAGCTGGCCGTGGAGAATGGCTACCAAGGCTCGGTGCAGGAGTGGCTGAAAAGCCTTGCCGGTAAGGACGGGGCGGACGCTTACGAAGTGGCGAAGAAGGCGGGCTATGCTGGTAGCCGTGAAGAGTGGCTAAAGACACTCATCGGGGCTACGGGGCTATCCGCCTACCAGCTCGCCAAGTCCGAGGGCTACGAGGGTAGTCTCACGGAGTGGATAGCATCGCTCAAGGGTGCGGACGGAGATAGCGCCTACAAGGTGGCTGTGCGTAATGGCTACGTGGGTGATGAGCGTGCGTGGCTGGAGAGCCTCAAGGGCGAAGCGGGTAAGAGTGCCTACGAGCTTGCCAAGGAGGCGCAGAGCTTCACGGGAACGCTCACGGACTACCTCGCAAGCCTCAAGGGGAAGGACGGGAAGAATGCCTATCAGTCCTACCTTGAGACGACCACCGACAACCCAAAGCTCTCCGAAGAGGAATGGGCAAGGGCACGAAGCAACAACGGAAGTAACGAAGAAGGAATGAACAAGACAGAGATAGAGCTCTTATATAAGATCAACAACGGCACGGCCGAGAGCGCAACAGAGACTACGACCGCAGGGGCGCAACTGCTGGAGGCTGACGGCCACCGCAGGGACATCATCTCAGCAATGCGAGCCAAGGGCGTGTCGGTAGATGACACCGACGGACTGACCGACCTTGCGAGCAAGATACAAGAGGTTAAGGTGTATGTGCTCCCAGTGTACAGCTCAAGACAGTTCGGGCAGTTCAAGGGTGAGTACCTCCCAACGCTGGAGGTGTACCAAGAGTTCAACCCTGCGGACTTCACGAATATGTTCGCCAACTCTACCGCACTGAAAGCCCTCCCCGAGATACGCAACGCTGGGCAAATCTCGACTATAACAAATCTGTGCAGTGGGTGCGTGTCGATGACCACGTCAACACCCCCCGACCTGCCTGCCGTCACGGTCGCAAATGGTGCTTTCTACGGGTGCACATCACTGGAGACGCTCACGATAGGGGCGATGCCACGATGCACGACGCTGGCGTCACTCGTCACGACCTGCGCATCGCTCAAGACGCTGACGCTCGGGGATAGCCCTAACGTGGCAGATATCTCCCAAATAGCCTACGGCTGTTCGTCGCTGACGGAGGTCACCATCGGCACTGGCGACGGACTGACCAAGGTAGACAACGCTTTCAATGGATGCGCCCGCCTGCGACGCATCAATGGCACGCTGGACTTCACTAAGCTGGCTGCCACTGGTAACCTCTTCTTCGGGTGCGACAGCCTCGAGGAGGTGCGTATAAAGGGACTGAAGGTAGACCTCAGCCTACAGCAAAGCACCAACCTCTCCACCGAGAGCGTGAAGTATCTCGTGGAGAACCTCCAACAGGCCACGGGCAAGAGTATCACGCTCCCCCGAGCTTGGCAGACCGCACACCCAACCGAGGCAAGAGAGTACAGCCAAAAGGCATCTGCCAAGGGCTTCACACTTAATTTTAGATAGCTATGGATATGATAGAACTAATCGCACCCGAGGGCTTCGCATATGTGAACCGAAGCCACCGACTAATAGGCTACTACCTATACTGCCCTGACCAAGCGGCTGCCGACCTTTGGGCACTCACGCCCGAGGATGAGGCGCTCTCCTTAGAAGCGCAGTGGATATCCGAGGACGAGGCTAAGGCTAAGGCCAAGGCAGAAGCTGAGGCTGGCGAGGTTCAGCCCTAAACGAAAGCGCCCCACCAATCGGCAGGGCGCATAGAGAGGCGGGGCTGGATAGGACTATGGTGAGTACGAAATCCGAAAGCCAATCTCCAGCCCCAGCGCCTCTCTCCTACAAAGGTAGCAAGCTGTGGCTATCTATCAAAGACTTAACACAGATTTACGATGAAAGCAAATAGATTAGGGTGGAAAGAGACGCTCCTTGTGATTATAGCCGTGGCACTTCTGGGCTACTTCCTCACCTCCTGCTCCCCGAGGGTGCGTGTCGTCCCCGTAGAGCGCACGAGGGTAGAGTGGCGTGACCGCCTGCGCTTGGACAGCGTGTATGTCCACGATAGTATCTACCTAACCGAGAAGCAGGCGGGCGATACCATCTACAAGGTCAAAGAGGTGTACCGCTGGCGTGACCGCTGGCGGGTAGACACTATCAACACGGGGCGCACCGATAGCATCCGAGTGACCGAGGTTGTCGAAGTCCCCGCCAAGCTCACTGCGTGGCAAGCGTGGCGACTCAAAGCCTTTGCGCCCCTCCTTGCTATTGCACTCGCACTCGGTGCGTGGGTGTCGAGGAAGCTGTGGCTACCTCTACTGCGTGGGCTGTAATTGTCCAAGGTCTGTCCAAACGATAGCCCAAAATGTGGCTATTGGCGGGCGGTGAAATTTACTATGTCGCTGTGTATTCGTGCGTTGCAAATGTCCAAGCACTGAGAGGATGAACGCTTTAGCGTGGCATCATTTTCGTGACCTCACGAAAATGGTCTGCGTGCGTTTGGTGGTATCAAAACTTTGCCTACCTTTGCAGTGTAGATGAGTGCACGCTTCTACGTGTCCACCCTTCGGGGTGCTGAATTTGAACGAGCTTATGCTCACAGATGTACGTGATTATTTGCGTAATCTCGCAACGTCTAACAAGGGCGGGGAGGTGTAAACTTCCTCGCCCTCTTCTTTGGAGTTCTGTATAAAAGCGTCCGTGAAAGCGTCCGCTGTAAATAGAAGCCCCTCTGTAAATCACTGATTCACAGAGGGGCTTTCGATATGATTGTACCCCC